CAAAAGCTAGAGCAGAGCAAGCCGATTACTACGCAGAACTTATAGTTGATGAAAGTTACTCCAGTCACGATGCCGCAATCGGCAGACTTCGCGTAGATGCGCTCAAATGGGCCGCATCCAAGATGGCTCCAAAGAAGTACGGAGAGAAGATCGAGGTTGAGACTAGCCAACCGCTCACCCTTGCTTTCCAGCTACCTTCCCGGACTCCAGAACGCATAGAACTAGAATCTAATCAGCCTACCCTTGAAACCTAGCCTAGAACTTCGCATCGCAATTTGCGCTAATGGCGCACCTGTCGGACCTCGATTAGAAAGAGGCGTACGATTGCCAGACTACCAATATAGTTATGAATATACGCCTACTGGAATCAAACAGGCTGAAAATGACATGATCAAGATTCAGGAGTATATCGATAAATATCATGGAGTTATCAAACAGAAATAGCCTATAACTTCCAATAACAGCAATAATAGATAATTGAAGGCATTTATGCAAAATACAGAAAACCAACGCAAAACAAAAGAGAGGTACTTGATCGTGCGTCTCTGGCTCAACAATGACGGGAATTATCAGATCAATTCCAGCTACCCTCCAACCACAATGCACCCAAGTCACATGGATGCGTCAATCGAGTGCGAACGGCTTGCAAAGCAGTTCCCTGACACTCCATTCGCGGTATTCCGCATGGAAGGCATCGCACTATCACCCAAGTCACCAGTACAATGGATCAAGCCATGAGATTCCATATTCTAGGGTTACCCCACACAGTCACCAGTAAAGAGTATGTAGCGTGTGCATACACGCAGAAGGTACTGAAGTTCGCGCAAGGCATGACCCGGCGAGGACATGAGGTTCTGCACTACGGACATGAAGACAGTCAGCTAGAGTGTGCTGAACACATCTCTGTTGTCGGCAATGAAGACCTGAAGAAAGCGTACGGATCGCACGATTGGCGTAAGACTTTCTTCAAGTTCGATGTCAATGATCACGCTTACCAGACCTTCTACCGCAATGCCATTGCCGAGGTAGGAAAACGGAAGCTGAAGAATGATTTCATTCTGCCGTTCTGGGGATCGGGAGTGCGTCCTGTCTGTGATGCCCATCCAGACCTAATCGCAGTCGAGCCGGGGATCGGCTATGCTGGCGGGCATTGGTGCAGGTGGAAAATCTTTGAGAGTTACGCAATCTACCATGCCTATTGCGGGATGCAGGCGGTTGGGAATTGCCGTCAGGACTGGTACGAGGCGGTTATTCCGAACTACTTCGATCCAGAGGATTTTGTTTATCGAGGCAATGACGAGAAGGAGGACTATTTTTTGTACCTCGGCAGGGTCTATGGCGGCAAGGGATGCGATATAGCCTTTCAAGCGGCAGAGAAGGCCGGGGTGCGGCTAGTAGTGGCGGGACAGAAGGAGGAAGGTTACAAGCTACCAGACCATGTCGAGTATGTCGGCTACGCAGATGTGGAGAAGCGCAAGCAACTCATGTCGAAAGCCAAGGCATCGTTTGTTCCTTCACAATATGTCGAGCCATTCGGCGGGGTGCAGGTCGAAAACCTGTTTAGCGGCACACCTACGATCACAACAGACTGGGGGAGCTTCGCAGAGAATAACCTGCATGGCATCACAGGCTATCGATGCCGCACGATGGGAGACTTCGTGGATGCCGTCAGGATGATCCAAGACAACAGGATCAGGAGTTCCGATTGCAGGCTATTCGCAAACAACTTCAGCATCGATTCTGTGATGCCAATGTACGAGAAGTATTTTCAGGATGTACTTGATGTCTACGAAGGCAAAGGATGGTACGCCGAGGGAAACGGCATCTATGCGCTAACCAAGAAATATCCTTTGTGAATATAAAGATTTACATTGGAAAAAATGATGACTTGCCTAATATTGTCAGGTCATTTGATTTACTGAAGAGCAAGCTAGAAAAGCATTGGGATCGTGTAACAGTTGTTAATTCTAGCGGAAGTCAATTTGAGTACCCGGCTTTAAAGAAGTTGTGGGACGATAGCCAGAACGAAGACTTCTTTGGGTTGTATTTGCATTGCAAGGGGGCGAGTAAGACCATTGAGAAGGAGTTCCAGAATGGATTAGCTTGGCTGGAGTATATGCTTTATGGATTGGTTGATAACATGGAGTTGTGCCTAGAGCATTTGAGCAATGGTGCAGACTTGGTTGGCTCGATGTGGTATCGGCATTTCAAAGGCAACTGCTTTTGGTTTAGGAGCGATTATGTACGAGGGTTGAAGAACCCATTGGAGCTAGATCAATCCAACAGGCATCAGGCTGAATATTGGGTGGCACAACAATATTGGTGGGGCGGTTATAGGCATCCGAAGGTTAAGAACTTATTCTATCTGCCTTGGAAAAGTGATGATGACTTCTTTAGCTTGAATAAAAACAACATCATTCCAGACATAAGCCAAAAGAATAGATGCGTATCAATTTCAAATGTGATTAGCAGTAAGAACTACATGGTATTTGACGAGATAGTATTATCAGAAAAAGAAAATGATATGTATAGGAATATTATTCCAGAGTACATTAATTATGATGCAGTAATAAAAATAAACTAAAATGGCTCATCACTCGCAACAGCAATACTGCCTATCAATAAAGGCAAGATTCCCAGATAAGTTCAATTCCGTATCAGTCTTGGATGTAGGATCAATGGATATAAACGGGAACAATCGTTATTTATTTGATAACTGTAAATATACAGGGATTGATATTGGAGAAGGAAAGAATGTAGATGCAGTTGTCTCTGGCAATTTATTTAGAAGCGACAAGGAATTTGATGTAATTATATCAACTGAATGCTTTGAGCATGATAAGTTCTGGGTTGCTACAATATTCAACACTTGGATGCATTTGAAGCGTGGAGGGATTTACTTATTTACTTGTGCTTCTGAAGGCAGACCAGAGCATGGAACAAGCAGAACTGATGGATGGGCATCTCCATTTACCAATGATTACTACATGAACCTTAATGAAAGCATCGTGAGGTCGAGTCTACCATTAGACAGAATGTTTTCTGAATATGAATTGAACACAAACCGCAATTCATGCGACTTATACTTTTGGGGAATTAAACTATGAACTATCCATATCACGAATTCGTTTCTCGCCTGTGCAAATCAGGAGAGCAGATCACATCAGAATTAACGCCAGATCAGGCACACCTAGTCCACATGGCAATGGGAGTGTCAGGCGAAGCAGGCGAGTTGCTAGACGCAATCAAGAAGTCAGCAATCTACGGAAAGCCTCTCGACTGGGAGAATGTGATCGAGGAGTGCGGTGACTTGCTGTTCTATATTCAAGGCGTCTTGAATCATCGCGGAGTCAGGTTGGATGAGGTTGTCGAGATCAATCGTCTGAAGCTACAGAAGCGGTACGGAGATCGGTACAGCAACGAAGCGGCAATCGAGCGGAAGGACAAGCAATGAAAGCAACACTAGAATTCGATCTACCAGAAGAAGAGCAGGAGCATCGCTACGCATTAGCTGGAGTCGATGCGCTTCTATTGCTCAATGACCTTGAAGAAGCAATCAGGGAATTACTCCATAGAGATTGCGGGTACTTTACCCATTGGAAAAATGAAGAAGGAGAAATTTGCGAAGGATGTCCAGAAACCTTGCAGAGGGTTTGGAACTGGATTATCGAGCAGAAGCAAGAACGGAAGTTACCCGATTTACTCTGATGACTTGGGAACGCTACGCATTGGAGTTGGCGCGAGTGGCGGCGAGGAAAAGTAAAGACCCGTGGAGGCAGGTAGGTGCTGTTGTCTTGCGGCATGACAAGACTGTTGCTGGTGTGGGATTCAACGGGTTTCCATCAGGCGTGGAGGAGGATTGGGAGTGCCGGGAGAGACGGAGATTGTTCGTTGTCCATGCCGAGGCAAATGCGTTGAGGTATGTCAAGCCTGATGAGGGATGGTTGCTGGCGAGTACGACATTGCCATGCAACAATTGTCTGAAGACGATTGTGTCATACGGGATCAAGAAAATAGTGTATGGAGAAACATATCCGAGCGACGAGAGTTCATTGGATGTAGCAGGCTTGATGGGAATTGAATTGTATGACGCAACCAGAATCGAATGAGGTCTTTTTTACAAGGAGCGTCATGTGCAGGGTGATTGAGCAGTCATGGGAAGATGCATTGAATGTTAAGAAGTATAAGAGCGACTATGTGCAAGAAGAAGTCGATAGAAGCAGGGAAGAAGCGAGAGAGTGGTTCGCGGGGGAAGAATTTGAAATGTGGTGCGGAGCGTTGGGAATCGACTACGAAGCGATCAGGGAACTGTTGGCAAGGAAAATCGAATTGACAAACCAAGCAGGATAGGAATTCATATTGAGTCTTATGAAATCATACATCGTTAACTACGAATCTCCGAATAACATTTTTAAAGGTGAATTGTGTATCTTTGCAAAAGACCATAAGGATGCAATGTCAAAAGCATTCGACTGGGTGAAAACCAAAGAGGTCTGGAATCACCTATGGAAAATCAATTTTGCGATTCGCGAGGTTGAGATGGATTTAATCAATGCCTTTCCATTCACTAAACAAAAATGAAAATTAAAGACTATCCAAACTGGACTTGCGAAGAGTGCGGGAAGAAGCACGGCAGGGGCAGGAAGAGCGTTTCGACATGGCACTACGGGAAGTGTGATATCTGCGGTAAAAACAAGAGTGTGACTGAACCAAAGGATTTCGGTCACTTCAAAAAATGGTATAAATAATATGGCATATCGATGAATTGGGTTACGCTAGAACCGCATGAAATTTTTCTTGCTTCGCAAGTTGGAGTGCTTCGCAGATACACTTCGATTGCTGACGGAATGAAAGACAGAGCAGGAAGGAAGATGGACTTTTCTGCTGATATTGATGGTGCGGCAGGAGAGATGGCGTTTGCTAAAGGAATGAATTTGTATTGGTCTGGAGGAAATAAAACATTT